TCTTTAATGAATATTATTCTATCCATATATTCGATAGAGTTTAAATGATGGGTAATCCATACGATTGTTTTATCTTTACTAGATTCAAAAATTGTAGTTAATAATTCATGTTCAGTTTTTGGATCTAACCCTACAGTTGGCTCATCTAATAGTAGTAATTCATTATTTTGAATTATACTTCTAGCAAAAGCGATACGTTGACGTTCTCCACCTGAAAATCTACTTCCGGTTTCGAATACATTAGTATCTATTCCGTCTGGTAAACTTTGAAGCAATTTAGATAATTGTGCTTTTTCTAAACTGTCATTAATTTTATTTTCAATTTCAGAATCTTCAAGCTCTTCACTTAACGAACTTGAAGAGACGAACCTAGCTAGTAGGCCACACGTATGGTAGCCATGGGAGGTGTCAAAAGCAAACCATTCGTCCCAAGAAGTTCTTGGATCGTAAGGATTGTCAATTGTACTCAACATCCTAGCCATGATAGACCTCCTTCAGAAGGCCCAGTGTAGAGGATGGGGTCATATTATATTCTCACCCTTCCTCAATGATGCGGTGGACTGTAGAAGTTGAAACACCCAAAGCTTCAGCAATCTCAGAAGCAGTCTTACCACTACTGAACATTGACTTAGCTCTGGATGCGGCGGATGCAGAGACCTTAGGCTGCGACCTTGGTGTGGCCAGCTCCTTAATGTTCCCTTCATCAGCAAGCTCAAGAACCTTGTTCAAGGAAGCTTGTGAGATTGCACCTTCCTGAATGGCTCTCCATTCCTTAGGTGTCACCTCAAAGGGCTTCTTCCCTGCTCCGGTCCTAGCCCGGGCTTCTGTCAAGGCCTGGCGTTTAACCTTGGACATACGTTCTTTGTCCTTGGCCAGACTCGGATCAGCCTGCTTCTTAGCCCTAACCACTGCATCAGCCAGGACCTGGGCCTGACGCTCCCGGGGTTTATTCCTAAGGGCCTCGTTAATCTTAGCCTTGAGGGAAGAAACTTCAGGGGCGTAGGTCTTTGCAGCCTGGGGGTTCTTCTTGACAGAGGGGATTGTTAGTGTAGCCTTCCTTGCATTGTTAGCCATGGCCTTCAAAGCATTGGAGTGGTTTGCATACACCGTCTCAATGGCACTCCCGTTCTTAGAAACAAGAGAGTATGCATCATGAGCCTCGGCCAACTTGGAGGACTTGGTAATAGACCGCTCTTCTTTCCACCCCACCACTTTAGTGGGGTCGTCTTTATCGAAGATGGGTTTCTTATAAGTCCTACCGGTTTCCTCCCAGACCTTAAGGCCTGTCTTCTTGTCGATAGGGCCGCCCTTTGAAGCGGACCGGGCTTTCCTCTCAGGGAGATAAGCTGTTGAACCTGCCCTTGAAATAAGGGATGCGGCTCCTCCAGTTGCACCACCCTGGTACTTCTTCTTGAGTGCGGCGATTCCGTTATCGACCTCGGACTGTTTGTAGTTGAGCTCATGTTTGTGAGCGTCAATAACAACCATGGAGTGTCGAACGGCCCGGGCAATCTCAGACTGGTTGGCTCCAGCAATGGTCATGTCCGTAATAAGATTAGAGATCTTCCCCATCTCAAGCTGGGTGCGTTCCTTAGACATGGGGGTCATTCCCTTGTACTTAGGATACATTCGCTTTGGATCGAAGTCCTTCAATCCTTTAAGAGCCGGGGATGTCTTAACCTTACCGGAGTTGTTTGGGATAACCAGAACTGAGTCGCCATCAAAGTCAGCACCCGAAAGTCTCTCAGCAACCTTAGGGTGAATTCCGATAGCGTCTCTAACTTTAGACCCAATGCTTCGTTTAGCATGGGGGTCTTTGTTATTGACTGTCAGTTCTGGAATCTCAAACCGTCCACCGTGAGGGTGACGAACAAGAACGACCTTCTCCCCATGTTTGAAGTTGGGGGCGTAAACCTCCGTAGGCTTCATCTTGGGGACTGGAAGAATAACCTGGCTGGCCTGTCTCGGAAGTGAGGCAGCTTTAAGGTCAACGGCATCTGAGTCACAGCTGTCTGCGAAAGACTGAAGCAGCTTCTTCTTGACAGCGGGATTTGTGAGAGACATGATCTCATCGAGCTCTGCCTGTCGTTTGTCCCGGACTTTCTGAAGCTGCTGCTTGGCCAAAGAGACTGGCTGCTTTGACAGGAACTGGGAGCTAAGGGTCTTAGACCAATCACCCCAGGTACCTTCATCGTTAACGATGTTGATACCACTCAGTTTCTTCTTACCACCGGACTCATAATGCATCTGCTTGCGAATGACTGCACCAAATGGATTGGCGGGATCATTCTTCATCGGCTTGAGTGCGTCCAGCTTATTCCCAGTTGGGTTCTTGTTGGTGTTGAACCGGATATCGTACCCCTTAGGGAGGTCATCCGAGTACATCGCCATACCCTTGAGGAAGTGGGTACCGTCAATGGAGATGCGAACCTGGGCGTAGTTCGAACTGCCAAGAGAGAGGTCCTTGACATTGCGACGGAGCTCAATAACTCCATCCATGTCAGTTCCACCCTCATTACCGTATCGGACCTTGAGGCGCTTGCTAGAAATAGCAGTGGGCTTCTCGATACCGTATACAGTTCGACCGCGGTCCTCGACATTGACGCCAGGGGCCTTAATCTCGCCACGACGAGCAAGAACAGTCTTGTAGTCGACGCCAGGAGGAACCAGGACCTTCATCTCAGTCTGCTTGCCGGTTGTAGCCTGGGTAACCTTCACCTTATGGACGTGATAGCCCTCAGACTCAAGCATAGCGGTGGCAGTCTTGAGTTTGGTACCGGTTACACCGAGGTTTGTCTCGACGCCTAGCCCAACATCAACGAGACCGTCTTTCCCGACCTCTTTCTTAAGAACCTTAGCCAAAGCCTCGGTACTCCCCGCCCTTTCTTTGAGGGTGGGGTCTAAAAGAGCTCGAACAGAGGACTCATTGATACCCATACGTCGACCAATAGCCGTGTTGGACATACCCTTCTCCTTGAGACGGGCAACCATAGCAGCATCAGCCTTACGCTTCTCGTTCTTAGCAATGGACTTCTGGGCTCGAAGCTGGGTGGTAGTCATTCCAAAGCCCTTGGCAATCTCAGTCTCAGAGAGACCCTTCGCCTTGAGCTCCTTGACAGTGGACAGGAAGTCTCCTGAATGCTGGTGGGGGTCTTTACCGGATCCCCACGGATAACGCCCAGACTTGCGCTTTACGCCGTAGTGGGCTAGATCCATCAGGCTTCCTCCTTCACACTCTCAATCAACTTGTCAAACTGGACGATCTTGTCCATGATGGGGGCGATTTCGTCACCCTCTGGGTTTCCGATGAGAATATCATCGTTCTGGTAGATCCGAAGCTCGTAGGAGATCTCGCCGGGCCTGACTCCGTACTCGAGACAGAACAGGGCGGCATAGATCATCAACTGATCGAGCTTGGCGGGATGAACCCCCGTCTTCAGATCGTGGATGCGTAACAAGTTCTTGTCGAACGAGATAGCATCCGCCGTCCCAAAGCAGTTGACAGAGTAGAACAGAACCTGCTCTGGTTCCATCCGGAATCCGATGGCGTCGTTCACATAGTTGTTGAACGTCACCTTGTTTCGCGGCATCCGCATCTTCAGACGAATATGCTCAGCAGCGAGCTCGTGAAGGCGGGTCCCCTTAGCCGCGGCTTGCGCTGTTCGGAATGTCTCAACCAACTTGTCGGGGGAGTAGTTAAGCCAGTGATACTTACTGGCGGAAAGAAAAGCATGGGCGCCATTAAGCGCGGAGTGATCGTTGAACTTCATCGAGAATCTCGCTCTCATTCTCAGGGTAGATGAAGGCCGCGTATGACATAGAGTTCATCTCGCGGACATAGTGTGCTTGATTGGGTCGGACGGATGCTAGCTTGCCTCGTTTCACTTCAAGGGCCGCCCATCGATTCTTGTAGAGGACGATGAGATCCGGGATACCTTGAATGTAGTTGGGGTCGTTCTTGAGAATGATGCATCCGGGAAGCATCTTACCCAGCTTTTTAATCAGCTGGGCTTGAAACTGTGACTCACGCATTGTGTGCTCCTGGTGGGTCAGAAATTGAAGGTAGGCTTCATCTATACCTTCCTATCATTATATACGTGGATTCGCACATGGTAGTTGGACACTGACAGTCTCGAATGGATATGGGGTATCTCCAAATCGGAATGGGGTTTGTTACAGATGTGAAATATGAGAAATTCGTTACTGGGACTCGTCAAAGGCAACCAAAAATACTCACTCAAGGGATGGGTCAAAAAAAGTGTGAAAAATGCTATACTCCTATATATATTACAAACTCAATCAATCAATCAAGTATATTATTTTACAAAAAATGGCCCACCCCGACTTTTCGTTGCAATTCCAAGGAAAGGTCCAAGTCGCCTAGAAGGGGGTGGGCCAAAAAAGTGTCCACGGCCCATTTCCGAGTCACATGAGTCACATCTGTAACACGAAAAAGTGGCCCAGCTCTACTTTTTTGGCCCACCATCAATTAGTTGGACACTGACAAACTCCTCTCGAACGCCTTCTCGTTGAAGATTTTCTTCCTCCCAAGCGACTTCCGGACCGCTTTATCGATCCCGGAATCACTCTCAAGAAAGTAGTACTTCAACTCAGAATATGGCGTATTGAGCCTATCGATCCGCCCTTCACACTGCTCTGTCACTCGCCATGAATAATTGAGCGACCAGAAGAGAACTGTATCGGTACTAGTACAGTTCCATCCCTCTGCTGCGGAGGTGTACTGACAGATATAGATCCATCGCCTACCTCGAGGGAGTTCATCATGCCGATGTCCATTCCATTGCGCTGTAGGATGTCCAGTGCGGTCCGCAACTGCAAGTATTCGCTCGAGCTCATAGTCGTAGTTGTAGAAAACAATGACTCTCTCATTCGCCGAGAGAAATTTGAAGGCTTGCTCTGAACGCCAGTCATTATCGCTGACTACCTTTCTCAAGATTCGGCAGACCCCACCTGCATCTCGAAGGGGTTCGTCCTTCCAAGGGTCCATGCGGTTCTTCATGACCCAGTCGTACAACTCTTGGTCATACCCACATTGGATAGTTTTCCTCACACGAGTCGTATGGCGCTCCACCGGCATCTCCACAAGGATACTCCGACGCAATCGCTCAAGCTTCGCAGTCCCCAGGTATTTCTTGACCCTGGGGTATTTTGCGAAACGGTCGAACTGGACATGGTCATCCATGAATTCAGTACGAGTCCTGAAGAATCCGTGCGCCATAAACACCGGGACATAGTCCATCCAGACATCACCCGGGGTTGCTGACAACATCAACCACATGTTTTTCTTGGCTATCTTCAGAAACTCCTTGGCCCACCTACCCGAGCCGGAAGCACGCTGTTCATCAAAAAAGAATACCGCATGTTCTCGGTCCGAGTACTTCCCGATGTTGTTCCACGAGTCCACCACGATAGCAGAGCCCGTCAAACTACAATCAGGATCGGTACTCAGACCGAGTCGTGCGGCTTCTTCCTCCCACTCAAGGGAGTCCCGCTTCTTAGCGGTGGTGATGACAAACAGCGTAGGGGAGCCCTTGACCTTCTTACAAGCCAAGGACCCCCCTTTCTTGAACGAGGCGGCGTTCCAAACCG